CGTGAACATAGCAAACCAGCGGATCTCACCGATGACCGCTCCACGCCGCAATGAGTTGTCTGCGCTGTCGAGGGCGTCACACTTGTTTTTAAGCGCGGCCATCACTGACCGGATAGCGTTGTTAATGTTTTTGGCCGGGCAGTGCTCGGCAATATTGATGCCGTCAACCGTGGTATTTTCGTCGGCAACGGCCGACCAATCGGATACACTCATCTTTCCGCCTCCGGTAATTGTGTCCGGCTCTTTTCACTCTCATACGCTTTCCGGCAATGCTCGCTCTGCCAGAAGAGGAGCCCGTCAATCATTCTGCGTGGCCACTCTCGGGCACCGTCCACATGCCAGCGCCACGCATGGGCGGACAGGGTTTCATCGGCCCACGCCTTCTCACAGAAACAGCATGACACGAAGACATTTCCCAGTTGGTCAAGCGCAATAGCCAGCTGATGAAGGTTATGCCGTAACATCTGCGTAGCTGATAACAATAGCATCCACCTCTTCTTTGGTCTTGCATGCTTCAATCTGGGAACGCAGGGCCCACTTCCTAGCGTACAGATTGTTTCCGTAGCTGATGAGCTCCAGCTGGATTGTTTTCAGCTGTTCAAGCGTCATATTGATCAGCTGATTGTCATAAGTCATGAACCCGACCACCTCACGCCCCGTAGCCGTCATCGCCGTAATCAGGCCGTCTACATTCTGTTTAGCTGTGGTGTTGGCATTGACCGTGTAGCCGGTGGAAGACTTGATACTCACAGAAGAAGAAACTTTGGCCTCTTCCATGGCACGGTTGAGCTCAGCCAGCTTGCGGGCCTTCACGTTTTCAAGTTTGTTGTACTCGGATTCCTGTTCGGCTTTTTCAGCCTCCCGTTTCGCCTTTTCCGTCTCCCAGAACTGCACATAGGGGGCAACGGCGCGGTCATAGTCGGCCGCCGTGAGAGGCTCACCCGTGAAGCCGTCCAGCTCAAGTGTTCCGCTTCCCTCATGCCACTGAATGGCGTGTACTTTTTCGTGTCCAGCTACGGGCGGAAACTTGAACTGCATAGGGACCCCGCCCACGGAGATAACGCCATCTCCGGGAATTACCGTGACATGTTCTTCCATTTTTTACCCCTTTATTGCCTTCATTGTGTTTGTGTGATTAGCCTGCACGAGGCGGGGCTTCCCGCTGGCGAGCGTATAGAACTGCTCCCGCAGGGCACGGCCCTCTTCGATGTTTTCACATCGCGCGGCGCTCACCTCGGCCCCCACCTTGGAGATTTCCCCGGCAAGCATGCCGGTGACATTCGCCTGCTCCATTAGGAGCATGGGAGTGAGTGTAAAAGCGCACCCCTCAAAGGAGGCGTTCACACTGTCCTTGCTCCCGCTGTAGCTCATCCAGAGTTCGCACCCGCCGTTTTTGTTGTGCTCGGGGCACTCGCCAAAATTCCTGAAAGGGCATCCCGCCATTACACTCTCTCCGCTAAAATAGTATCAAGATAGTTCACGTTGAAGTCTATGCTATGGGCATGGGCGTTGTTCCATGTCCCGTGCCCATGGGAGCCGTTGCCGCCGTTCCAGCCCACGGCATCCCCGTAGTAGTTGCCGGAGCCGTTCTGCCCACCATAACGGGCCACGGCCCACGCGTCCCAGCCGCCGCCGCCAGCGTCGACAAAGAGTTCCCAGAGGCCGTGAGTGTGGGACGGGATTTGTGCGAGAGAAAGCGTTGTTTCATAAACGCCCATAGAGATACTGTTGCTTGTGGTTCCTCTGCCAGCCGTAAAGCACTCCGTGAACGTTCTTCCTGTTGTCCTGTTCCCGGGCGTTCCGGACGTCAGCCGCAGTGCGCAGTTGTCATAATCGGTAATTTTCTTCCATCCGGAGGGCGCGGCTCCCTGCTGGAAGAACATGCGGCATCCGGAAGGAAAATATTTATCGAAGTTAGTTTGCGCGCTGGAAACGGCCGCCGCAATATCAGCGGTTACATCCTCACGATACGCGGCGAGGTCCGCCATGAGTTGGCGGATAGCGTTGTTGACATTGGACGGAAGACACCCTTCCGCTACGTTAATACCGCTGATGCTGGTGTTGTTGTCGGCCGTTGTGCTGTAGTCTGATACGGGCATTTACTTCTCCTTCTTCTTCTTGCCTTGCCGCATATACCCGAGAAGCCCGCCGCCGGCGGCTCCCCTTGCCATGTTCTCCGTGGTTCTCCGGAGATAGGGCCCCGCGTCAGGGTATTCCAGTCTGTGGGGAGCTGCATTCCGCATAAGGTTCACGCCGTACATGGGAGACAGAAGCCCGCGTTCTACTTCATCGAAAACAGCGGTGTTGCGGTTGTCAAGAAGACGGTCAATTGACGGGCCGATAAGCGGAATTTTTGAAAATGTCGGGGCGATTGTATTCCCCAGGCGCCCCTGTCCGTACAGGTTGCGGGCGGTAGGCGAACCGACAGTTGCGCCGAGCTGGTCATTGCGGGCAACGCGGCTCATATCAGCCTGAAGGTTCCGCAGGTTGTCGTACTCTTCCGGGGTAAACGCAGAGGTGCCGTTCTCATAAGGGCTGCGTTCAGCCGTCCCGAGGTCAACGCCTCTCTGGAGGGCGTAATTGTCGCCGCTCTTGCGCAGCGTCTGCCTGAACGCGGCCTCGCGGCCATTCAGGTCGCGCCCGGCGGTCTCTATCGCCTGCAAATCCCTGTCCACTTCCGGCATATACCGGAGCGCGTTTTCGTAGTTTTGGCGGAACCGCGCAAGGTTATTCGGGCTGATATTCCCGTTCTTGTCGATTGCGGCGCCGCGGGCAAGGTTCTGTACGTAGCCGGTAATCGCGTTCCTGGCTTCGGTGTCATCATAAAACGCCCGCCCAAAAGCGTCCATAGATTCACTCCCGGCAGGCCCTTTCCGGAAGTAATTCCCCGGGATTGCGGAAGTGTCGATTGCGCCGCCGTACAGCTTACTGCCTTTGCGGGACATGGGCAGGTTTGCCCCCTGCTCGAAGTTTTCGCCGAGCGCGCGGCGGTTCATGCGTGCGGTCAAAAGATTCTGCACCCCTTCAGGGGTAAGGCCGGAGGCAGCGTTAAGTTCTGCCGGGGCCCCGCTTGCCTCCTTTATATAGTCGTCGATATTGCGCTTCATCATATCGGCAATCCGGCCAGTCTTCCGGTCGCCTGACACGGCCGACTGATAGCCAAGGTCGCCGAGCTCGGAGCGCATTGCCTGAAGGTCGCGCCATGTGGCGGGGGTGCCGGTTTGGGCGTAAGCATCAACTGTCCGGTAGAAATTCTTGGCCTGAGCGGGCATAAGGTCACGTTCGATAGGGGACGTCCCCAACGAAGCATTGAACTTATCAAGAAGGGGGCCAAGCGAGAACCGGGCCGTCCCCTCGGGGTCTACGGCCTGATAATCGCGGTTCACGCCTTCACGTGCCGCCTGATAGTTCTGATCGTAGCGTTCGCGCAGTATAGGGCCTGCCTCACTGGCGCCCATGCCCGCTGGCATTTTGTCCGTGAGCGCCTGCCTGTCAGTTTCCAGACGGGACGCGGCCGCATCGCCAACTTCATTTGCGAGGGCTTGTTGGGCTTCACGCTGCTGTATCCTGCGGTCAGAGAACTTACCAGAATTCACGCCGCGGCTTGCGGCGATTTTTTCAAGGGCGGAAATGCCGCCGTTGTTGGCAACCTGCCCCAGAGTAGGATCGCTTCCCGGGATAAGCGGCCCAAGGGCGGCATTGTCCATACCGGAAACCTGCCCGGCATACGGGCCCGCGGCGTCATTGAGCACCCGGCCGGCAATCGCCCGGCGCCCGCTGTCCGTGAAGGTGCGGGCAATATCGCGCACGTCCCCGAGGGGCGCGGCGAGAGAGATTGCCCCCAGACGGGCCGCCGGAGCGGCGAACACGGGAAGAAGACCACCCGCCACGCCGGCCGCAGCTCTCATGCCGGGGGAAGCGTCATTCTGGGTGGCGAGTTCAGAAGCCGCACCGGCACCGGCACCGCTTGCCATCTGCATACGCGGGGCATCTGTCAGGAAGCGGGAAAGCGCTGGTGCGGCTTGGGACAGGGCCTTGCCGGCCTTAAAAGCACTGTTGAGCATTCCGGCGGGC